CTATCCTCTCCCCACACAACTTGACTACTCTCTGATAGACTTGGAATCATTGGAAGAGTAATCGTCTCCCTAGGAGTACCAACTCTAGCTTCTGGTCCTTCAGCTGTTAACCCACCAAACTGACCAGTAGTTCCGCCAGTAAATGAAGCACCTCTATAATCACAAGCAATGAACTGAATAAAATCATAATCAAGATTAGGAAGAATACCTATTGGATATCTAAATGACCTTGTATTGGAACCAAAGTCCCTTTCACTCATATCGGTGTTTCTTCTGCTGTTTCCTCCTTGTTCGACTCCTAAATCTTCTGCTTCATCATCATTGTTACTTGTGTCTGATACACTGCTTCCTTCACTATTATTGACTGTTCCATCTTCTGGATTCCTTACACCAGGCACTCCAGTTGTTGCGTAAGCAGCAGTATTGTTCTCAAATATTTCATATGTTTCATAATTAGTTTCTGTATTCAGAACATTTGCTCTATCGTTATTGAATATTCTTGTTCCTTCTGTAAAAAATCTTCTATTAAACTCTGATTGTGTGAGAGCAGGTCTCCCTTGAGTTCTCTGTCTGTTATTGTATATGAACAAGAATCTTTCTTGATTATTGTAAGACCATCTTCCTGTATTATCGCCAGTCGCTAAAAGATCTCCCTGAATTCCAAGAAAGGAAAGAGATCTAAGTTCGATAACACCAGTAGAAACATTTGTATACTCTTCTACCGGTAGACCATTCCAAACTCTAGTGGTCTTAATTATGGACATTTGGATTATACCTTACGAGTTATTTATCTTGTAATTTTGATATGGAATACTTCTGAGGTCTTCCAACTCCGATGGGTATACTAGATATGGATTAGTAACTAGTTCTTCCCAAGTATAATTACGATAGTCTCCCCAATGATAGTTGATACCTGAGAACCCCCACTGATATACACCAGTACAAGCTATGAGAGGATTTGAATCATATTCAATCCTAGGTGTTTTTGGTTTATAAGAGAAGGTGTAATATGCACCAACCTGTGGTATTGGTGCAGGTGTATCACTAAGAAGAGTGAGAATGGCTTCCATCATTCTGTCAGATTTTTTTAAGATCCTGACATCATCTACGAGGCCGTTTATTCGACTGTCTTCTCCGTTGTACTCCTCCAGATCCAGTGCGTCTACTATCATGTTGTTTGATACCTAATTCATCTTCTGTGATGATTCTAAATTCAATACCATTATCTTTAGCAAACTCTGTAGCTGCTGCCCACTTAGCCATATTCTTTTCATACATTGAAGCTTCATAAAGAAATGATTTGGTAACACGAACACCTGGTTTGGGTGGTTGTGTTTGTTTCTTTGGTTTAACTTCTATAATTTGTTTCTTTACTTTACCAGATGAATCACGAAACTCAATTAGATAATCAGGATAATAACGATGTAGTCTTCCATCTACTGGTGAGATGTAAGGGATACTGAACTCTTCACTAGCCCATCTAAGTATGTTGGGATTGGTGTCACACCACTTACAAAACACCCTTTCCCATGAGGAACGACAGATGATATTATTGGGATTGCCTTGATACTTCTCAGGATGGGAAGGTTTATACTTTGACTTTACAAATTGTCCCAAAACTCATATACATAGTAATAGTAATCAAGTATATTTATAGATGGCTATCGGACCCATCAGAACATCAGAACTGAAGAGTCGTATACTTCAGTTAGCACAGACATCCGTATATCAGATCAGACTATCACCACCAACAGCTGTCCTATCTCATCTTAGACAGAATGGATTTGATTATGCTGCTGATGGTGAAAATATAGAGTTGTTGTGTAATAGTGCTGTGTTGCCTGGGAGTGGTCTCAGTACACATGATATTACTGGTGATTTTCAAGGTGTCAGTGAGAAAATGGCATACCGAAGAACATATGATGAATCAGTTGATCTAACATTCTATGTTGACCATGACTATAAGGTAATCAATCTGTTTGATGGTTGGTTAGATTATATTTCTGGTAAGGGAAGTGGTCAGAGATTGTCCAGAACTAATGCATTATCATATGCAGCAAACTATAGGATGAACTATCCAAATAGTTACAAGACTAATATGTATATTGTAAAGTTTGAGAAAGATGTATCTACTGATAGAGGCGTCTTTAATGATGATGAAACATTTCAACTGACATATACTTTGGTTAATGCTTTCCCTAAAAGTGTAATCAGTTCTCCTATTTCTTATGAAGGAAGTCAAATTCTAAAGTATTCGGTATCAATGAGTATACAAAGATATGTTAGAAATGTTGACAGAATTAGGGCTACTGGGACTAGGGCACGTGGGCTTGGAGAAACCCCAGCGACTAGAAATGATAACAGTAGACCACCTGTATTAGAAACAACTCTAGGAAGAAGTGGCAATACTTCAGGAAGAGTTGGTAATACTAACGGACGTGGAACTCAATTTGTCCCAACCGACAGTGCTACTGGATTTAGACCAGGTGCAAATGATGGACCACTATTACTTCCCGATGGAAGTCCTGCTTATGATGCAAGTGGAAACCTACGATCCATGTTTTAATTCTTAAACACTCACTAAATAATCATACTGAAAAACATTATAGCATATTATGCCTTTACCAAAAATTGCAACACCCACATATGAATTGGTGTTACCTTCTACAAAACAAACTATTAAGTATCGACCTTTCTTGGTAAAGGAAGAGAAACTTCTAGTTCTTGCTTTGGAGAGTGAAGATAACAAACAGATCACAAATGCAGTTAAGGCTGTAATTAAGAGCTGTGTGACTAGTAGGGGTGTCAAAGTAGAACAACTACCTACATTTGATATCGAGTATTTGTTCCTCAACATTCGTGGTAAGTCTGTTGGTGAAGAAGTAGAAGTCAACATCACTGCCCCTGATGATGGTGAGACACAAATTCCTATCACTATTTCTCTTGATGAGATTAAAGTCGTAGAGAGTGAAGATCATAACAAACAGATCAAACTCGATGATGAGTTGATGATGGAGATGAAGTATCCTTCACTGGATCAGTTCATTAAAAACAACTTCTCTATGTCAGATGATATGAACATTGAGAAATCATTTGAAGTTGTTGCATCATGTATTGATAAGATCTACAACGAAGAAGAGGTGTGGTCTACTTCTGATGTGAGTAAGAAGGAAGTTCTTGAATTCCTTGAGGGTATGAACTCACTTCAATTCAAACAGATTGAGAAGTTCTTTGAGACAATGCCTAAACTTTCACATACAGTTGAGGTAGTCAATCCTAAAACTAAAGAGAAGAGTACTATCGTACTGGAAGGTCTCTCAAGTTTTTTCGCATAGCCATGATCCACATGGATCTTGAGGGATACTTTAAACTCAATTTCGCGTTGATGCAGTACCATAAATATTCATTAACAGAGATTGAAAATATGATGCCTTGGGAGCGTGATGTTTATGTCGCACTTCTCCAACAACACCTTGAGGAAGAAGAAGAAAAGGCTAAACAGAGGAGTTAATGGCTTTAGCAATCTACGAAGGAACTAAAAAGGATCAACTTGTCGATGAAATTGTCGATGAGGAAATTCTTCGCCTTCTTGGATTAGAGAATGTAAATGACTTAGATTATGATGACTATAAAACTCTTCTGAAGGAGAGGATGGCTGCTGGCAGAATGCCAGGTAATAATATTCCCACAGAAGATACACAAAAACTTACAGAAGAATTCAAAAGAGTAAAGAAAGAGACTGGTAAATTTAAGGTAAAAAATAATAAGATCAAATTTAATTCTGTAGTAGGTAAGGCAACAAAAAAATCAAGACCAGTATCTAATCCTACCAAAACTTTGATGGGTAGTAGTGTAGAACCTGAAGAAGAAGAAGCTCCAGTTCAGAGTAATGGTGTTTCACAGAATTTGATGGAAAAGGTGGGGTTTAGTCTCTCAAAGATTGAGAATAGTCTTGAGAACATTCTTGGTAGCTTGACTACTCAACAGAAACTACAAAGTAAAATTTCTGAGAAAGAAAGAATATCTGGTGAGAAGGGAAAGAAGAAAGAGAGAGAAGAGAAGAGTGAAAATTCTATCTTAAAAAAACTTGGTGCGGGGGCAAAGAAAATTGCATCACCAATAGGTGACATCTTTGAAACTATTAAGAAGTTCTTTATGGCAATACTAGGAGGTATTGTGGCTCTTGGTTTGATTGAAATCTTCAAAGATCCTAAAAAGTTCTTCACAAAACTTGCTAATGGTGTTATTGATTTCTTCAATGGTGTAATTAGATCAGTATTCAATTTTATGATAGGTCCTTTTAACGCATTTATTGATACAATGAATGGGGCATTGGATGGTTTTATAACTGGTGTCAATGATGCTTTAAATACTATAGATTTTCTAGATGTTGTTCCTAACATACCACCCATAACAATTCCATACATACCAACTCCACAGATAGAAAAAATACCACTACCAGAAGAAGTTTCTGAACCTAAACCATTGAGTGTTCCTGGTATGGAAGGTGGTGGTAAAGTCACTACGAACACAGGAGATAAGATCAGTAGTATGGGTTCTGATACCCAGCTGGTTGCACTTACTCCTGGCGAAGTTGTGATGAGTAAGAAAGCTGTAGATGCATATGGTGCTGATACTTTATTGGGTATGAATGCAGATGCTGGTGGAACTAATAAACCCAAGATGGGTATGGTTCCTGGGTATCAGGGTGGTGGAATGGTTGGTGGAAGTAAATATGATAGTTTGTTGAGTTTCATATCTAAGGGTGAAGGTGGTTACAATTCAATGAACCAAGGAACTCAGGGCAATAGTATTGTTGGTAGCACACATAATGCCTCCACTAAAGTTGGTAAGAATCTTACCGGTATGACAATTGGTGAGGTAATGCAAAGACAAGCATATTTGATGAATCCAAACAACCCACAAGTTAGTGATTATGGAATATTTGCCGCTGGTAGATATCAGATTATTCCCTCTACGATGAGTGAGATATTACCACAATCTGGGTTAAGTAAAGATGATATGTTTAGTAAACAGAATCAAGATAAACTTGGTATCACTTTGATTACTAAGAAACAACCGAGAGTTGGTGATTATATTAATGGTAAGGGAACTATTGATGGGGCCATGGACGCATTGTCTAATGAGTTTGCTTCAATGCCTGATCCAAGAACAGGTAACTCAAAATATGGTGGAGGAAACAAAGCTCTTCACAGTGTAGAAGAAGTAAGACAGGCTCTTATTAAAGCAAAGACTGGTAGCACATCACCTCAATCTACATCAACTCAATCAACATCTACATCTACACTAACTCAGTCAACAGGAGAAACCGCACCTTATGAGTTTAGTCTAGATGATGTTAAACCAATGCAATCTCCTACAAGCCAGAGACCTATGATAGGTGTACCTGGTGGTGGAGGTGGTTCCTCTGTGGTTGTTGCTGGTGGAGGAGGAGATCAACAACAAGCCCCATCATCTGCTGGTGGTGGTGCCCAAAGTTCAGCACCAATGTTCTCACCCATAGACCAGAACAATCCTGATTTGTTAGTCATCAAATCGATCTATAGTATAGTATAATGGCAATAGGATTATTACTATCTGCAAGTAAATTTTTAGGTGGGGCTATATCAAAAGCCGCATCACCTAATGCCAAAAATACTGCAACTGTGGATAAGGGTGGAGAAGATGGAGGTGGTAAACCTGGTGCAATTGTAAAATCTGAAAAGGTATCTATTACTCCAACATCACCTATGGTTGGTAGTGGTGTTGTTTCTACGTCTGCGACACCAACAAAAGTATCCAAACCAAAAGGTAAGGTTTCATTCTCATCCATCTCTAATCAGTTGGATAGTATGGTGGCTCTCACCTCAATGATTGATACTGTTACTCAGAAAAATACTGAGGGACAGAAGAACGCTTCTGAACTTGCAAGAAGATCAAAGGAAAAACAAAAGAAGAAAGATAGAGAAGAAAAATCTGAGAGTGGTAGTGGCGCACTTGGTTTCTTAGGAAGTAAGGCTAAAGAGGCTGGAAATAAGTTTGGTATCTTTAACTTCCTCACAAGTATCCTTCTTGGGATTGGTGCATTAGCTTTAATCGATCTTACTAAAAAACTCAGTAAAGGATTTGATGGACTTGGTGATGTCTTTGGTGGAATTACACAAGGGTTTAAGTTATTTGGATTAACTATTGCTGCTGTTGCAAAAGAATTCCCTAATCTTCTCACCAAAGGTAAAAATTTATTATCCAAAGTTAAACTTGGTGATAAACTTAAAAAGTTAGGAACTGGTTTAAAGAATGTATTTAAATCACTTGGTAATAAACTTATACCAGGATTTATAAAAAAGGCAGTAGGTGTTATCAAGAATACATTAACTACTGCTAGAAATCTTGGTAGAGCTGGTCTTGAATTAGCTCGTAGAGGTTTAACCTTTGACACAAGGACCAAACTCCCTGGAGCAACTAATAAAGGATTAAATAAACTTCTTGGTTCTGGTGGAGTTGGTAAAGGTGCTGGTGGCCGTAACCTTGGTATTGGTGAGGGTTTTAGAAAACTTCCTGGTGGTTCTGGAAGAACAAATATCAATACTTTAAGTAAGGATGTTCTAAGTATTAGAGCTAAACATGGTGATGAAGCTGCCAGAATGTATCAAGGTTTGGTTGACAATGGTGTCAAACCTCAAAGAGCACTTCAAAATGTTAACAAGGCAATAAGTTCTGGCAAACTAACATCTCAACCATTGACTGGTCTTGCTCGCCAGGGTGGTGGTAGTCAACTTCTTAAAGGTGGTATAAAACAAACTAGTAAGAGAGCTCTTATCAAGTTCGTAGGTAAGGGTGGTGCTAAGGCTGTACTTGGTACCTTGAGAAGGGTACCAATCATTGGTCCTTTGATTGTTGGTGTTGCCACATATTTGGAGACTGGTAAGTTAGATCAGTCACTCTTCGAACTTACTGGAACACTTATTGGTGGTCTTTTGGGAACCTTCATTCCTATTCCTGTTCTTGGAACATTGATGGGTGAATTGGTTGGTGAGTATGTTGGTGAGTTGTTTTATATACTACTCAGAGGTGGTGGAACTGCTGCTCTCGGTAAGAAATTGCAAGATGATCTCAAAGGTATTCTTACTGCAGGACAAGCTGCAATGGATTGGGCTGGTGATGGATTCAAGAGAATGTATGAAGGTCTTCCCAAGAGAAACATACTTGGAAATAAGGTTCCAAAAGTAGAATGGTTGATTAATCCTTTCAATACTATTGATAAAGCCAAGTTGATGAGTAAAGCTTTCTTTAGTAGAGATCCAATGACGGGAGGTAAGGTTGAGAAAAAAGATAAGGTAAAACCAACTGACAACTCTGACGATGAAAAATTTCTGAGTGAAACAAAGGTGTTGACTGAGAATGAATATTATAACGAACGTGTTTTAAATCATGGTCTCCCTGATACTTATGCTGAATATGCACGGATGACAGGATCAACTCCTTCATCTAGTGGTTCATCTATATCACAGGCACAGATAGCAGGTTCTGCTGTGGTAAGGGGTGGAGAAACAACGGGAACACAGAAGGGTGATATGATTAGTGGATTCTTGGTTACTTC